GTCAGTGGAACGTGATAACCGCAAGTTTGACCGTATTTTTATGAAAAATCTCTAGGTCGTCGAAGACCGAACCAGGACGCAATCTTGGGGAGACAGGAGTAGTAAGAGAGTAGTTGTATCGTCAAGGAGTGATTGGTCTAACCAATCGGTAATGAGTGTTACAGGACAAAATCCTGTGGATAAGAGTAGAACCAATAATGACTCGAAAGACACTTACGAAAACTGTAATCTCAGGTTTTTTTTATTAAAACATATATAAGACATTCAGGGACAATTAGTCCCTTTTTTTATGCACTAAAATATAATATTAACACATAAAAAAACCCCATCCGAAGATGAGGTTTACATTTGGTGGAGGTGCGGAGGCTCGAACTCCGGTCCATAATATCCTGTCAGATAAGGACTACACGTTTAGGTTGGTATTTTCTAATACCCCAAAATATTTGGTTTTAATTTGACCAAAAACAAAGTTGATTTGTTCTTCACCATCGTAAATCAACAACCAATGGACGACTCGATTTATGGTTCAATCGTATTCCACCATAAAGACTTCTGTTGCTAGGTTATGTGTCCACCGACCCCCCGTTTCCGTAAACCTCTTAGGCTACAGTAACTTCAGATTCTCTTAGTAAACCAAGAGTTTCCATTTTCGATAAAACGTCGCCGATTGTTTTTGTGAATCAGTTTTTAAGGAGATTAATTCAGTCTCCACGTGCCCTTTGTCTTCAGCCAATACCTGTCAAATCCAAAAACACCCCCATATGTCAAATAACTTATTATATTATAAATACAAAGATAAGTGTAAACCTACAATAATCAAAATTTTTTGATATTTATTTTATATGGAAAAGGGAAAATATAACCCATACGATGAGGATGTTGATATAATACAGGATGATGAGAACGTTAAAGTTGTTAAAACATTAAATTTAAAATCTGCCCAATATTTTGGAACTGATTTTTATGGTAATGATAATTGGAATAGTCACTATAGAAATGGTGATCTATATTTTATAATTAGTAAAAAGGATAAAAATATATATTCTATTTTTAATGATAAGGATGGTAGTGTTATTAGAGACCTTAATAAAAACAATGAAATTGTTACTGTAAACGATTTAAAACGTGCATTTTTATCTTCATTAAAGATATTATCACCGTTGATTAAAGGTGGTAAAACATATGAATTTTTAAAAGAGGTTTCCAAAGGTTATGACCCTAAATGGAATGATAATGGTGACGATCCAATAATTGATGGGATAAACTTCAATGAAAGGAACCCAAGTAATTCTAAGGTTATTATTAAATTTGAAGATGATGAAGTTTTTTTAGACACCATTAATGTTGAGTCTATTGATGATGTATATACTTATAGAACGTTTGTTGGTAATTACTCAGGTCGTGATACTGACACATATGGTGAGGAGGATAGATGGAAAGAGGGTGAATTTATTGAATACCATTTTAACACTGAAAACCAACGTAAAGCTATCCAAGTTGCCAAATTTTATGGAAATAGAGCTGAACTTAGTAGTAAAAGAGGTATTGCGGCTATTTTAAGTGAACACTTTGGAAGAATTGTTGATGATTTAATTTATGAGTACGCATCCAAATGGCAAGATTGTATTGATGATGTGGTTAAAGATATAATCTTAGGTGAGATTGCTAAACCATTTGATAAATTCGGAATAAAAGAAATACATAGAGGATATAGATTTGAAACAACTGTTGGAGTATTATTACATTGGTATAGTGATGTTGAAAATGATAAATTTACGTTAAGTGAGTTATTAAATAAATTAATAAAACTTTATGATAAGAAAGATAGAGGTTATTGGAATGAGTTAATGTATGAAGTAAATTGTGATGATTGGGACGATAATGTTATGCAAGAGTATTTCTCAAAAAGTTTGGACTCAATGTTAGAAAAAGTACAAGAGGATGATCGTTTTATTAATATTGATGATTACAATGAAATGTTAGATCATGTTGAAAAAACATATGGGTATGAATGGAGACAAACAGAAAAGGATCCAAACCTACAATTTTTAATTTTAAAGGTCCAACCTGAAACTAATAAAGTTTTAGTTAACGTTCATAACGATAAGACCGGTAAATACCATCAAAGACTTTTGGATGTTGATGGTTTATATCAATTGGACAATCAACCAGAATTATTTAATGAAAGAAGAATAGTAAGAAAAAAATTTTTATAATTCAAATTAATTGTCTATATTTGTGTTATGGAACGAAATTATGAATTATTGAAGGAGGTATTATCTGTACCCACTAAAACTTATCAGGAAGAAAGAATGGTTCAATTTATCACAAATTGGTTGACCAAAAACAATATTCCCTTTTATGTTGACGAAATGTCAAACATTTATGCAACAAAACAAACCGATGAAAACGTATCATATTTCCCTTGTGTGATGGCACATACCGATACGGTACATAACATTGATACAATTAATGTATTTGAAGAAATGTTACCTGACGCTCAGGGCAATGTAAAATTATCATTAAAAGCGTATAACGACAATGACGAACCAACAGGTATTGGTGGTGACGATAAATGTGGTGTGTACGGTTGTTTGGAATTGTTGAATGAACTACCTAATTTAAAAGCTGCGTTTTTTGTATCTGAGGAAACAGGTTGTAAAGGTTCATTTAAGGCGGATCCTGAGTTTTTCACAAATGTTGGTTATGGGATTCAATTTGACGCTCCTGAGAATAATATGATTTCTGAGTTCTTGATGGGAAGAAGTATGTTTGATCGTGATAGTAAATTCTTTGAAGTTGGTGGACGATTGATTACAGAACACTTTCCATCTGATACGAAATATCACAAACATCCTTACACAGACATTTACCCAATTAGAACTATGTTTAACATCCCGTGTTTCAATATATCTATTGGATACTACAACTACCATACAAGAAACGAATATGTGGTCGTAGAGGACACTTACAATGGAATTAAAGTTGGTAAGATGATGATTGAGGAATTAGGTTACGAAAAACACTAAATAAAAAAAGGGAGGTTATTCTCCCTTTTTCTTTCTAACTTTTTTCTTAGGTTCCATTATTACTTTTTCTTCAAGATCAATTATTTGTTCATCATTTTCTGTTTTAACAAATAACCTATAATCTTTGTTTTCTGTAACTTCACCTGTTAAGATTTTTTCAGATATTAAATCTTCTATTTTATTTTGAATTGCTCTTTTAATTGGTCTTGCCCCAAATATCTCATCAAAACCAACTTTTGAAATTAAATCAATTATTGAATTTTCATATGTGAAATTATACTTCATAGATTTTAGTCTTTTAACTAAAATATCAATTTCTAATTTTACAATTTTATCAATGTTATCTTTATTTAGAGAGTTAAATATAACAACATCATCAATTCTATTTAAAAATTCAGGGGCGAAAAATTTACTAAGTTCTTTTTTAAGAACATCTCTTTTTTGTTCTTCTTGGACAACTTCACTTGAGTTACTTGATTTGAAACCAACACCTGTACCAAAGTCTTGTAATTTTCTAACACCAATGTTAGATGTCATGATAATCAAACAATTCTTGAAATTGATCTTTCTACCTAACCCATCAGTTAGATGTCCATCATCTAACATCTGTAATAACGTTGAAAATATATCTTTATTTGCCTTCTCAATCTCATCAAATAAAATAACACAATAAGGTTTGTTTTTAACTTGTTCTGTAAGTTGTCCACCTTCTTCGTGTCCTACATATCCTGGAGGAGATCCAATTAATCTTGATATTGTGTGTTTTTCTTGGTATTCGGACATATCCACACGGATAAGATTATCCTCACTACCGAATATTTCTTTTGCTAATTGTTTTGCTAAGAATGTTTTACCAACACCTGTAGACCCTAAAAAGATGAATGAACCGATAGGTCTATTTGGATCTTTAATTCCAACACGATTTCTTCTAATTGATTTAGATATTTTACCAACGGCTTCTTCTTGACCAATAACGTTAGTGTTTAATGTTGATTCTAAATTAACTAAAGAATTTTTCTCATCAATATTTATCTTACTTACAGGTATTTTAGTCATATTTGAAACTACCTCATAAATTATCTCTTCTGGAATACCACGTTTACTTGTTTTAAGTTCATTGTCAAATTTTTTCTTTTCGTTTTCCAAATCAGTTAAAATTTTACGTTCTTTATCACGTAATTCTGCTGCTTGTTCGTAGTTTTGTTTTTTAATGACATTTACCTTTTCTTTTTTAATGTCTTGAGCATCCTGTTTTAATTTTTCAATAATTTCAGGAAGTTTAATGTCAATTTGCATTCTTGATCCAACCTCATCCAAAATATCAAACGCCTTATCAGGAAATTCACGATCTGTGATATAACGATCTGCCAATTCTACACATAATAACAATGCCTCATCAGTATAGTTAACTTTGTGATGTTCTTCATATTTACCCTTACTTTGTTTAAGGATTTCAAAGGTTTCTTCTTTGGTAGATGGATCAATAACAATTTTTTGGAATCTTCTTTCTAATGCTCCATCTTTTTCAAAATGTCTACGATACTCATCTAAAGTTGTTGCCCCAATACATTGAAGTTCACCACGAGATAATGCAGGTTTGAATATGTTAGATGCGTCTAAAGAACCTGAACTATTACCAGCACCAACCATTGTGTGGATCTCATCAATGAAGATGATGATATTTGGGGCCATTTGAAGTTCCTCAATGATAATCTTCATTCTTTCCTCAAATTGACCTCTATATTTTGTACCCGCAACAATAGAGTTAATATCTAAAGATACGATTCTTTTATCTGATAAATTTTTTGGACATTGACCATTATGTATCATCATTGCAAGTCCCTCAACAATTGCAGTTTTACCCGCACCTGGCTCACCAATGATTATTGGGTTATTTTTCTTTCTACGAGATAATACTTGTGCAATTCTAAAAATTTCCTTTTCACGACCAATTACAGGATCTAATTTTCCTTCACTTGCCAATTTATTTAAGTCCTTACTAAAGTTATCTAAAACTGGTGTTCCCCCATCGGTCTTTTTTTTACCTTTATCGTTTTCATCCATAAATTCAATCATATCTTTTTGTTTTATTAAAAAATAGTAAATCAAGTTTAAAAAGTATACCTTTTGACAAATTGTCATGGTAAAAAAATACTAACTGACATTTTGTCATATTTTATGGTTTGGCACATATTTAGTAAAAAAAAGTATAAATAATAAACTATAAAAAATAATACTATGTTTAATTTTAGAAATTTTGATAAAATTTTTAATGAAATGTTCTCAGAACGAATGAGTTTAAGTTCATCATTTTTAGATGATAAGAATTGGACTAAAAAAACCTATAAATCCTCAGATGGATCTTTTTCCTATACCTACATGACTCGTAAAACTGAAGGTGATGATTTGATTGATTTAAAAGATAAATTAATTTTGGCAATAGAAGATCAAAATTTTGAGGAAGCTGTTGAGTTACGAGATAAGATAAAAAAATTGGAGGAGAATAAAGAAAAAATATTTGAACTACAATCTAAATTAGACGAATCAATAAAGAATCAAGAATTTGAAAAGTCCATTGAGTATCGTGATCAGATAAACAAGTTAAAATAATTAAGATCCACCCAAAAGGGTGGATTTTTTAATTTATAGAAATATATTTAAAATAAAAATATTATGGCAATCTTAAAAGAAGAATATATTGGTACAAAGATATTGAACGAGGTTCAATCGTCTAATGTTGTAAGAAGTGAATATGATACCGCAACAAAAAAATTAATTGTGGAATTTAAAAATGGGGTTAAGTATGAATATGATAATGTACCACATCAATCATATACGGAATTTAGATCCGCACCATCTCAGGGTAATTACTTTAATTTACAAATTGCAAAAAAATACAAGTACAATAAGATAAGTTAATTTATAATAACGTTGTATTTATATATGATGGATGCAGAATTAATTAACAGTTTTAAAATACAAGATAACCTCAACTCAAAAGTTTGGGAAAAAGATGGTAAATCTTATATTATAAAATCTGAAGTTAGAAAAAAACTTTTAGAAACCTCAAATATTTTTATTGATTCATTAGGTGTTGATGTTATTATCACCGACATAATTATGATTGGATCTCTTGTTAACTATAATTGGTCAAAATATTCAGATATAGATTTACATATTGTTGTAAATTTTAATCAATTTTCTGAAAACACCAAAGATTTGTATTTAGAATTTTTTGATTTGAAAAAAATTATTTTTAACCAAAAACATAATATAAATATGTTTGGGTATGATGTTGAGTGTTTTGTTCAAGATGAAAACACAGAAGCATTTAGTAGTGGGGTATATTCAATTCTTTATGATATGTGGATTAATGAACCTAAAAAAATTAATAAAGAAACTATAGACAAAGAATTAATTAAAGAAAGATCCAAACAATGGATGAGAATTATTGATGGTGTTGTTGACAACATAGAAGACGAAGACCCTGAAGAAATAAAAAATATTGTAAAAAAATATAAAGAAAAATTAAAAAATTTTAGAAATTGTGGATTAGAAAAAGGTGGTGAAATGTCTTTAGAAAATTTGGTATTTAAACTCCTTAGAAGAAATGGTTATATTGAAAAATTATACGACCTACCAACTAAAATTATTGATAAAAAACTATCAATGAAACAATAATAAAATAAAACCAACAAATAAACCTATTTATCGATATATTTATATAGAAAAATAATATTTTAAAAACAAATATGATATGGGAGGATTAAAACCTATTGGAAGTGAGAAATTAGACGGTATGGACAAGATCCGTAGAATTATGGAAATTGCCAGATACAAAGAAAATATACCAACACCAAGAAATGAAGACAAATCATCTGAATATAAGTTGTCTTTGTCTGATGGTAACACATATGAAATAATTAAAGAAAGACAAGGGTATATTATTAAACAAACGATATCTGAATCAGTTTCTGATTATATTGCACCTATGAAAAATAGAAGATATTATTCTTCTTATTCTCAAGCGTTGAAGAAAATGAACTTGATGGCGAGGGAGTTCAATCAACTACACGGTAACGAAAGTGGTACTTCTCTTTTTGAACAAGAGGGTGAAAAAAAAAAAGACACTAAATACGTAATTTCCACATCTAAACAACCTGTAACAACTACCACAACAACAATTGCGGCACCTCCTGTTGCGGCACCTCCTGTTGCGGCACCTCCTGTTGCGGCACCTCCTGTTGCGGCACCACCAACTCCACAACCAATGGAAGAACAAGGTGACCCCGCATTAGATCCTTTATTAGCGCCACAACCTGCACCTGCTCCTGATCCCGCTGCGGCACCTGCCCCTGATCCTGCTGCGGCACCTGCACCTGAAGAAGTACCAATGACTGATGAAGTACCAATACCTGAAGAGGAACCGGCAACTGAAGAGGAAGTTACATTTAAAATAATTCAAAAACTTACAGGTAAATTAGCTCAAAAAATTAGAACTTATACTGGTCAAGAAGAAATGAGTTCAAATGATACAAAATACGTAATCAATTCAATTTTATCGGCACTTGATTTAACAACATTGGAAGAAGATGATGTTGAAGATATAATCTCAAGATTGGAAGGTGAAGAAGAAGAAATTGATGGTGAGGAAGAAGGAATGGAAGGTGAAGAAATGGACACAGAAGGAGAAGGAATGGAAGGTGAAGTAACTGAACCACAACCTGAAACTGAGATGGGTGAAGAATATGATAACTTCGGAGGAGCATTTAATGATTATCTTGGAGCGGCATACACATCAAAAATGTCAGATAATTTAATGAATGAATTTGATGATGAAGAATATAATGAGTATGAAAATGAATACCCAAGACACGGATCAAGAGAAAAATTTAGAAGATATGATGATGAAGAAACATTTGAGGATCTTTTTACTGAGTCTAAAGTAGATAAAATTATTTCAAACTATTTTTCGGTTGACAAAAATGAAAAATTAATAAAAGAACAAAAACAAAAACAAACTTTAAAAAAATTAAACGAAAAAGAAGTTTATAAATTATCAGAATCTATTAAACAAGAAAGATCTTCTTTAAAGTTTATGGAAGAAAATCCAAAAGCAATTTTAGTTGGATCTACCGTTAAGAAAAATTTGGTATTTAAAGAAGGAATTAAAGAATTTAGAATAACACCAAACGGACAAGTTATATGAATAAATTAATTTACATAAATGGTATGGGTCCTAATTATAAGGGTGACAACCTTTATGAATTTATATTCTCAGACACATTAGAAGTTTGGGGTGAAAATTGGGAGTCAAAACCTGCAAATGGTTACCCACTTCCTCCTGATGTTGAATATATTAAACGAGTTGGGATTTTGACTAACGGGGAGATAACATTGGAGTTAGTACAAGACTCTGATGTTTTTTCAGTTATAGACTCAATGGATGGTGTATTAGCATTAGGGTGGGAAAAAGAGAATAACAATGTTGATTTCTCAATCGTCAAAAGATTAGTATTTAAATTTGGTGATTCAGAACAAGACGTAAAAGATAAACTATATGAACGAGATATCGTTCTTGAATTTGAAAAAAAAGTGGTATATGAAAACTAAAGATCACGTTTTAAACTTATTATCTCACGGGTTTAAATTTGACACCGTTGCAAGATTAAATGAGGCACAGGTAAGAGTGTTATCTGAGAAAATTTCTAAAGAGGAAAATAAAGAACAAGTCACAAAAAAAGTGGCAACAACTTATGAGATTTCTCCTGAAACCGCAAAAACAACAGGAGCCGATATTGGTAATGTTAATATAAAAGTTGACCCAACTGGAATGGTTAAAGCGACTGAAATTGGTGAAGACGCAACATTAGATGTTGTTAACGACCCAGATGCTACCGAAGATGGTATGGGTATTTTTGAAAAATTTGAATCCAAATCACAACAAAGATTGTTCTACGCAAGATGTGGTAATGGTAAAACAAAAACAGAAAAAAAATGGTGTAAATGGGCAAAAGAATCTTCTAAAAAAACCGACTATGAAACAACACCTGAAAAAAAAGAAAAAAATGAATCTGATGAAAAATTTATAGAAGAAAGTATTGTTAGATTGATTGAAAAAAATATTAGTCCTAGAATGAGTAAAGGTGATTTAATTCGTACTATTAATGAAAAATCACAAGATTCTATGATATTGAGAAAACCATTAAAAAATACTATGTTTTCAAAAGAATCAGGAATTGAAATGAAACGTATGAAAAGACCAACAATGGGAATGCCAATTATGGGAACAATGGAGGAGAATACTAAAGAAAGAGAGGCTCCCGTAAAAGATCCTGGAATTAAAACTCCACCAAAAAGAAGAGACAATCCATTTAAGAATCCAAACCCTGGTACAAAAGAAAAACCAAGAGGACAAATAAAAACTAAGGATGAAATGAAAAAAGATTTTATTGGATTAATTAAACAGGCTTTAACTAAATAATAATGAAAGATAAATATATACAACATTTAATTAATAAGGTTATTAAAGAAGCTCCTGTTGATTATGGAGATTATCCTGAAAGAATGGATCCAAAAACTCAAAGTAATATTGAGAATCCTGAAAAAAACTTATATGGTAAAAATAAAGCCTTTAGAGGTGGTACGTCTGATGTTGAAAAAATAACATCAAAACGATTTAAAGATATTGTAGATTACGTTAAACGTTATTATGGTATGGTTGATGATCAAGGTAGACCAAATAAGGGTATTAATATTACTGATCCAAGAGTTAAACACGGGATTCAAGTTGAACAATTGAATGCGGTAAGAGAAGTTATGGGAATTGAATCACCTAAAAAAGACGAATTAAAAGATTTAGCCTTAGAAATTTCGGCTAAAGAAGAAGGTTGGTTACCATATAGTAAAACTTTGGAAGATGCAATGGATGAGGGATTGATTGAAAAAGAACCATCAAACGGAGCTGGAACAAAGTATAAATTTGAATTTATTAACGTTGAGGTATTTTTAAACGAAAAAAGAATTAACCCTAACGAATTCCAAATGGAAAAGGAAGAGGAGCCTGAATTTGAAATTCCTTCAAATTTCTCGTTTGATGTTGATGAGTTAACTCCACAAGAAGAATTCCAACTTGAGGTTGAAAAAAGAAATGTTATTAACGCAATTATTCAAGGTAAAGGTAAAAAAGGTCAATTTGCTTTCCAAGCATTTAAAGATAGATTAGATGAAATTGATCCTCGTTTATACCCACTTTATAATAAAATTATGTCGGCAAATGACTTAATGTATTTTACCGATGAGGATTTAATTGAAGCTATGGGTGGTAGTGCCGCTGGATCATCAGGTGTTGATGAAGATGGTGAAGATGAAGACAAAGACTTAGTTATTGCAAATGGTGTTATATTTCCTATTTTATTACATGAGTTAGTTAAAGGTTTTGCCGCAATACCAACAAGAGAACAATGGAGAGGTATGGAACCAGGAAAGGCTCAAGATGTGATGGGACAAACAGATGTATTTTCAAATGAACCAATGCAATTTAGAGTAGGTGGAGAATTAATCACAAAATTAAGATTCCTTTTACCTGACGATTTAACGATAAATATTGAAAATAGAGATTTATTACCATTCTTTGAAAGATTACTTTATGCAGTTCCTGCTGAAGAATTCTTAAAAGAAATTATGGCTAATGTTGTTTCTGAAGACCCAAGAGATAATGATAAAGCAAAACGAAAATTCAATGAATTATTAGTTAAGGCGAAAGAAGATTACAAAAAATATAAAGGTGATGGGGACGATGAAGACTATGAAGATGAGGATGAAGATGATGATATCTTATCTAAATTAGGTTTCTAAATTAAACTACAAATACTTAAAACCCCCTTTTATTAAAATAACTGGGGGTTTTGATATTTATATATAAATGTCTTATGGGTTTAACTAAAGAACAGGTAATGTTGGAATATGTGAAGTGTATGAAAGATACTCCATACGCATTAAAAACATATCTACAAACATACGATAATACAGTTTCAAAATACGTACCATTGGAGTTATTTCCCGATCAGATATCGTTATTAAATGACTATGAGGAATATGAAGAGAATATTGCGTTAAAATATCGTCAGGCGGGTGTGTCTACGGTAACAGGTGCGTGGATATCAAAAAGGTTGGTATTTGCTAAAAAAACACAACCTGAAAAAATCCTTATTATTGCCAACAAATTGGATACATCAATGGAAATGGCAAATAAAATACGTACGTTTGTTGATCAATGGCCAAGTTGGGTTGGTGCGGGATTCTCAAATGATAAAAATTCACAAAAACACTATAAATTAACAAATGGGTCTGAGGTAAAGGCGGTAGCAACATCAAAAGATGCCTTGCGTGGTTTTACCCCCACAATTCTTGTATTTGATGAAGCCGCATTTATTGAAGCGGATGGTGATTTTTGGGCGGCTTGTATGGCGTCTTTATCCACAGGGGGTAAAGTAATTGTGGTTTCAACACCAAATGGTTATGACCCGATTTATTATGATATATATGATCAAGCATTAAAGGGAATGAATAACTTCAAAATCTCTGAGATGTTTTGGTATAGAGATCCAAGATATTCAAAAGATTTATTTTTAGTTCCAACTGAAGATTTAGTTAAATATCTTCTTAATAAAGAAGAACAGGATGAGAGTAAACACATATCCTTTGCTCACATTGACCCATATAAAAGGGATTATGATGAATTAGACTCATATTTCAAGAAAGGATATAAACCATGTTCTACTTGGTATGAGAAAATGGTTAAAAAACTTAAATACGATAAAAGAAAGATTAACCAAGAGTTAAATTGTGAATTTTTAGGTTCGGGTGATAACGTATTTGAGAATACACAATTAGAATATATTAAAAATAACACCCTTATGGACCCAACAGGTAAATTGATGGGTAATTCATTATGGATGTGGAAAGAACCTATACCTGAACATAAGTATATTATGGGTGTTGACGTTTCTCGTGGGGATAGTGAAGACTTTTCTTCCATACAAATTATTGATTTTGACGATAGAGAACAAGTATTTGAATATGTTGGAAAAATTCCACCTGACGCTCTTGCTGAAATTGCATATAAATGGGGAATGATGTATAACGCATTCATTGTTGTGGATATAACTGGTGGTATGGGTATTACAACAGTTAGAAAACTACAAGAACTTGGATATAAAAATTTATACATTGAGGGAATTGATTCTACAAGTATATGGTCATACAATGCAAAATTGGCGGATAAAATACCGGGATTAAACTTTAACAATAAACGTGTGCAGATTATTGCGGCATTTGAAGAATATGTGAGACATAAGTTTAAGATACGTAGTGTAAGGTTATATAACGAAATGAACACTTTTATTTACCTTAATGGTAGACCTGACCACCAAAGAGGTCAACATGATGACCTTATTATGGGTATTTCTATGGCAATATATGTTGGGGAGTCATCTTTTAATAAATTAGAAAAGGTTGTTGAAAGAACAAAAATAATGTTAGAATCTTGGACGGTAGTTAATGATAACACGGCAAGACAACAAACACATTTTGACCCACTTATCCCAAATAATAATGTAAGAAATGACAGATGGTCAAGAGATTCAGGACCATCTAAAGATGATTATATTAAATATAATTGGTTATTTGGTAATAGATAATATTTATAGACATGGGACTTACTACAAGAAAAAAATCAGGGAATATAATTGGAGGATCACGACTTGTGGTTACCGGCCAACCTATTTATAATGTAAAAGTAAATGATCCGGCATTTAATAGTAAGGGGGATAAAAGTAATGGTAAACAACCTAATACCACAAATAATACTGATAAAAAGTAAAATGAGTGAAATGTTTAGTATTGACAAAAAATTATTAGATTTTTAATATGGAACAAAATAATAATAACAACATGAATAATTTAACGATATGGCAGAGGTTATCAAAGACTTTTGGACCTAACTCGTTATTAGGGATGGATTATCCAACATATAAGTTGGACAAACAAGTCCTTCTTAAAACTACTGATAAGAAAGAGTACGAAAAAGAAAAACTACAATATCAACAATCAGTATTTTTAAATAATCAATGGGCAAAAATTGAAAACAATTTATATACTCAAGCAATTTATTATGAACCAAATAGAATTGCCTCATTCTATGATTATGAATCAATGGAATTTACACCTGAGATTTCAACGGCATTAGACATTTATTCTGAAGAATCTACAACACCTAATCAAGATGGTTATTTATTACAAATTTACTCCGAATCAAAAAGAATTAAAAGTATCTTGGTTGATTTATTTGTTAACAACTTAGATATCAATACTAACTTACCTATGTGGGTTAGAAATACTTGTAAATATGGTGACAACTTTGTTTACCTTAAATTAGATACCGAAAAAGGTGTTACGGGATGTATCCAATTACCTAATATTGAAATTGAAAGATTAGAGAGGGGTATGGAATCAAGAACCGTAAATGCAACTCCAAATCCAAACGACAAAGGATTAAGATTCAATTGGAAAGTAAAAGACATGGAATTTAATACTTGGGAAATTGCGCACTTTAGATTACTTGGTGATGATAGAAAATTACCTTATGGTACATCAATGTTAGAAAAGGCTCGTCGTATTTGGAAACAATTGGTATTGGCTGAAGATGCAATGTTAATCTATAGAACATCAAGAGCACCTGAAAGACGAGTTTTCAAAGTGTTTGTTGGTAACATGGATGACAAAGATGTTGAGGCATATGTACAACGTGTTGCAAACAAGTTTAAAAGAGAACAAGTTGTGGATAGTAAAACAGGTAATGTGGATTTACGTTTCAATCAAATGGCGGTAGATCAAGATTATTTTGTTCCTGTTCGTGATGTGGCCCAAACAATGCCTATTGAGACATTGGCGGGAGCTCAAAACTTATCGGAGATTGCCGATATTGAGTACATCCAAAAGAAATTATTAACCGCACTAAGAATTCCAAAAGCGTATTTAGGGTTTGAGGAAGTTGTTGGTGATGGTAAAAATCTATCTTTATTGGACATTAGATTTGCAAGAACAATCAATAAAATACAAAAGGCAATTATTGCCGAATTAAATAAAATTGCAATTATTCACCTATTCTTATTAGGGTTTGAGGATGAATTACACAACTTTACCTTAGGTTTAACAAATCCATCTAAACAAGCCGATCTATTAATGATTGACGTATGGAAAGAAAAAGTAACATTGTATAAGGATATGGTTACTGAGATTGCTAAATCAATTCAACCAACATCTGCTACTTGGGCTAAGAAACATATATTTGGTTTCTCTGATGAAGATATTAAACTTGAAGTACAACAAATAAGATTAGAAAGAGCGGTATCTGCTGAGTTAGATAACACCGCAACTATAATCACACATACGGGGTTATTTGATAATGTTGATAAACTTTATCACACATCAACAGGAGCAACACAAAATGCGGGAGGAGCACCACCTGCACCTGGTGCGGCACCTGATATGGGAGGAGCAATGCCACCACCACCACCTGATATGGGAGGTGAAATGCCTGTAGGAGAATCAAAAAAAGATAACTTAAATATACTATTGGAAAATGATAATATATTGGGAGATACGTTTATTGATTTATCAAAAGGTAGAAATTCTTTGGGATCTATGGAAGATCAATTAAACAAATTACTAAATGATTGATATTTATAATAAAAAAAAATTATGAAATTTGGAATATTAAAATCAAGGATTGAAGATTGTTTAGTTGAATCTTATAGAAAAGATTCTCTAAAAAAAAATATGTTTGTTTTTGAAGAACTTGTATTAAAAAACAAATCTCTAAGTACACTTTATTTTTTATATGATGAACTTAGTAAAAACAAAGGTTTAAATGAATCTTTTATAAATGAATATATTAACGAAAGTATTATATTATTTGAAAATACAATCTCTAAGGTAGAAAAAAACGACCTTAAAGATCTTAATATGTGGGTAGGTCATATTGTTTCAGAAAATAGGTATCAAGACATTGATAATTTATTTTCATCTAACGCATCTACAATCGAAGAAAAATTAAGAAGTAAAAAAACTATTTCTGAAAATCTTAAAAAAGATCCATCAAAAGAAAAAAAAGTGATTGAGGTTCCATTAAAATCTATGGTTGAGGTGGCTAACAATACAATTAAATCACATATTGATAGTTTAACCGAAGGTGAGAAAAAACAACTTAATATTTTATTAAACACTTCCGATGAAAAACTTAATCAAAAATATGGATTTCTTAAAGAAGATGTGATTGAAAAATTAGAAACTTTATTATCTAAAAATGAAGATTCCGAAACTAATCAAAAAATTAACGAAACAATAGAAAAATTACAAATAGAAAATTACGACAAATTAAATTATTTCAAATTAAAACAATTAAATGAAAACATTTAATTGTTAAGTATTTGTTTTTGTCTGTAAATAGCTTTATTTAAAATCTGTCTCTTAAGGACAGATTTTTTTGTATGTTCTTTTCTGTTATTAAGATGGGTGTTTTGTCTTGTTTTAATAACTTTACTTTTTAATTCTTTTAGAGCTTTTTCAATCCCCCCATTTTTATTAACTTTTACGATCAGCATATTTTTTTGTTATTAGTTTATATATTTGATATATACTACAAAATTAGTTATTATTATCTAAAATAAACAATATCAGTATGAAAAAAATTTATGAAAAAAGGCAAAACCGAAAAAATCAATGGCTTTAGAACATCTAAAATAGTCTATGGGACGGTAGATTCAAAAGAGTTTAAATCTCTTTACTTAAACATCCAAACTTGGGTTGAACCAAAAAAAGACTCCGAAAATTGGACAAGAGTTGTCCTAAATATGAGTAGATCAATTAAACATACGGTCTATCACAAATTAGATAAGACAATGTTTGATGATAAATTTATAGTAGACTTAGATCTTAGAACAAGCGGTCTACACCTAAAAAAGAAATCATTTATGAATTTAGAAATTAATCTATTTTTAAATGAACCAATAGATTTCAAATCCTTAAAATTAAAGAAAACACTTAAATTATTAGTAAAAGAAATTTATTCAGATGTTTTGATAAACAACCCTAATTTTAAATTTTATTTAACAAAAACAGGTAATGTTAAACCAATTAAAGTAAAAACGGAAACGGCCTAATATTTATAACTAAAACTTATTATGAGTGAATATAAAATTTTAGGACCTAGAGATACAGGTAAAGGAATTCTTATTGAGTACGATGCAGGATATATTAACCCAAAAGAAGGTCGTAATTACGAGATATTAAAAGAATCATCAAATCATTTGGACCATTCAAAACCATTTGAATTTTATGCCGTTCTACAAAAATACAATACACCTAACAGAAATGGTAGAGTATACCCTGAGAAGATATTAAAGAGAGAATCAGAAAATTATAGAAAGATGATTGAGAAAGGAACCTCATTATCTGAATTAAACCACCCTGAGTCTTCTTTAATTGATTTAGATCGTGTATCACACCTAATAACAGATATATGGTGGGAAGGTCCTGTATTGTTAGGTAAACTTAAATTGTTAACAAGTCCTGGTTTTCATGAAAGAGGGATTGTTTCTACTAAAGGTGATTTGGCAGCAAACTACTTACGACAAGGAGTTACTTTAGGTATATCTTCTCGTGGTGTAGGATCCCTTAAAAAAGTTGGAGAACAAAATGAAGTACAAGATGATTTTGAACTTATTTGTTTTGACTTAGTGTCCTCACCATCAACACCTGGTGCTTATCTTTTCCAAGATAAGAACGATAGAATGAAATATGAGGAAAGCTTAGAAGAAGACAAAAAAATAGCGGTAGAAAGAAATGTTGGTGAAAGTGGTAACAAATCACTTGACTTAATGAAAAGATTAACCGATTATTTAGATAAATAAAAAAAACTATGGAACAAGGAGAAAAGTATTTTGTGGCTAAAATCACATCTGATTTATTAGATACTGAATCAGGCAAAGTAAAAAAAACAAGAGAAGAAAAATTAGTATTGGGTTATACACCAACTGATGTTGAGGCAAAAGTAACTAAAGTGTATGAACACTATACTATGGATTGGAGAATTACGTCAATCACTGAAAGTAAAATTGATGAGGTGATTGGTTAATTTTTAATTAATTTTTAAGATGGGTATGACATTAGTTGTACCCATTTTTTTTGCTTAAAAATTAGAAAAAATGAATTTTTTTAATTTACCTACTATTTATATTGTAAAACAAACTATAGATGAACAAAAAATCAGTTGTTGAAGACGCATTATTCCAAATTCAAAGTTTGGAAGAAGCTCTTAAAGAAAATGCAAAAGGAATACTTTCTTCTACAATGAAGAATGAAATCAGCTCATTAGTAAAAGAATCTCTTAGAGAACAAGAAGAGATTGACGTTGAAGACGAAGAAGAGGTTGTTGAACCTGAAGGTCAAGTAGATGATGTCGAGGATGTAGATTTAGGTGCAGAACCTATGGATACTGATGATGACATGGAAGATGACGACATGGAAGACATTGACATGGGTACGGATGATGATGATGCAATTGACATGACTGGAGCAGATATGTCAGATGTAATTAAAGTTTTCAAATCTATGGATGACGAAGATGGAGTTATCGTAAAGAGAGATGCGAGTAATAACATTACATTATCGGATAGTGAAACAGGAGCCGATTATTTCATCCAACTTTCTGAACAATATCAAGATGAACTTGATGAAGAAGATGAATATGAAGATGAATATGAAGATGAAGATCTTACATTAGACGAAACTTTGTACGAAATTGAAATGGACGACTTCGGTATGTCCGATGAAGATGAAGATGAAGAAATGGATTTTGAAGAAAGACCAAGACGCATGAGTCGTAGACATAATGAAGAAATGTATGAAACTCCAATGTACGAAACTAATGTTGATGAAACTTTGTATGAAATTGAAATGGATGACTTCGGTATGTCTGATGAAGAAGAATATGAAGAATTAGATGAAGAAGATTTGGATCATGTAATGGAATCAAAATTTAAAGCTAAAGGCGTTGGAATGGGTTCACCTAAATTCAAGTACGGACAAGTTATGGATTATAAAACTACCAAACAAAAAGAAGGTAAAAAAATGATCAATACAGGAAGTGCTAAAAAATTCTCTTATAAAGATGGAGAAAATTTAGATGGTGAATACAGACCAATTAAAAAGAGAAGAGAAACTACAGAAGCTTCACGTACATTAGGTGCGGGAACAAAATTTGGAAGAAAAGGTTTACCAAAACCAAAAGCAGCTCCTCAACACATTAGTGAGACTGAAGTGGAATTACTAAAGTCTAAAAATGAAGAGTACAGAAAGGCTTTGAATCTTTTCAGAACTAAATTAAATGAAGTAGCAATCTTTAACTCTAATTTGGCTTACGCAACTAGACTGTTTACAGAACATTCAACAACAAAACAAGAAAAAATAAATATACTTAGACGATTCGACAATGTTGAAACACTTAAAGAATCTAAAAGTCTTTACAAATCATTAAAAGATGAATTCTCATCTGAAAAAACTAAGGAAAACTCTATTAATGAGTCATTCGAAAAATCGGTCACTAAAACTCCTGTATCAGGATCGGCCGTTAATTTGATTGAATCTAAAACTTATGAGAATCCTCAGTTCTTGAGAATGAAAGATTTAATGGTAAAAATAAAATAAAAATAAACTAAAAAAAAATAAAAAACCAAAAAAATGGGAGCATTATTAGAATCAGGTCTTGTTGGTAACATCGGGTTAAAACACCTTAAAGTTATCAAAGAAGATACTATTAACAAATGGGATAAATTAGGATTCCTTGAAGGCCTTAAAGGCCACCTAAAAGAAAACGTAGCACAGTTGTATGAAAACCAAGCTTCTTTCTTGATTAACGAAGCAACTTCTGAAGGTTCCAACGGAGCATTTGAAACAGTTGTTTTCCCTATCGTAAGAAGAGTTTTCTCTAAATTGTTGGCTAACGATATCGTTTCTGTACAAGCAATGAACTTACCAATTGGTAAATTGTTCTTCTTTGTACCTCGTATCCAAGGATATGATAATTCAACCGCTAACGGTGGAGAACATTATTCACCAATCGGATCACCAAATGGCCCTGCACCGGCAGACAACGCAGGATACCCAGGTGGAACAGGTACATCATACGCTAAAAATCTTTATGATTTATTTTATGAAGGTTCAGAAGCAGCGTTAGATCCTCCAGGATTGTTTGATTACTCTAAAGGTCAATGGACTGCAGTTACTGCGGCAACAAACGTACAAGTTTGGAGTGGTAGTACCTTAGAAAATGCGGGTGATAATAATTCACAATACACTGCAACTACAGGAACAAGAAAAGTTATTATCAAAATGTGTGACTTTAACAGAGCTGGTGAAGGTAAATTAATCGGACCTGATGGTAACGAGATGGATACTGAAACTTTCTTATCTGACCTTAAAATCATTAAAAGTTCAGGTTTAACTGTAGCTGAAACATCACCTTGTACTGTTGACGCATCAACACCATTATTGTTTAGAGTTGTTACTCAAATCTACGGTAAAGGAATCGTTAAATACGGTAGTCAAGCTCAAACTTCTTACGCATCAACAGGAAATGGTGGTTCTTACTACGATATCTGTGATGAAGAAGGATGTATCTATTTAGAGGTTGATTTATCTTGTCCTGTATGTGCTACTTGTGGTACTACATTAGACGGATACACAGGAACAACTTTAAGTGCTATCGCTCAAGCTACTGCATTTACTGCGGTTTACAGAAGATACAAAAACTTAGAGTTTGAAGATAAAATCGGTGAGGTTTCTTTTGATTTAGAATCAGTAACTGTTTCTGTAACTGAAAGAAAACTAAGAGCACAATGGTCTCCTGAGTTAGCTCAAGACGTTGCTGCATTCCATAACATTGACGCTGAAGCTGAGTTAACTGCATTGTTATCTGAGCAAGTTGCAGCTGAGATTGACCGTGAGATCTTACGTGACTTGAGAAAAGGAGCGGCTTGGAACTTACGTTGGGATTACAACGGATGGAGAAGATTGTCTTTAACTACATC